CATGATCACTTCTGGCGACTTGGTGTCCGAGATGCCAGGTCGGGACATGGATACCGGACCTGAGATGCCGCAAGAGGGTATGGAACAACAACCAATGGGCGGTATGCAGCCGCCTGCACAAATGCCACCAATGGGAATGCCACAATGATGTACAAAGCCGCTGATTTTGTCGGGATGCTGTTTTTAGCCCGTGATGTGGCGCATAGCGTCCATTTAAACACCCGCAGCTATTCCAAGCACGTTGCACTCAATATTTTTTATGAGCGCATTATTGGCGCTGCGGACGATTTTGCCGAAGCCTACCAAGGCCGTCATGGTTTGATGGGTCCCATTACGCTGCACTCGGCCACCAAGACGGCCAACATCATCGACTTTTTGCAAAACCAGTTAGATGAGATTGAAAAGTGCCGCTATGACGTAGTGGACAAAACCGATATGTCGTTGCAGCAGTTAATCGACAATATCATTGAGATTTACTTGCGTACTCTGTATAAACTTCGCTTTTTGGCATAAGGACACATCATGGCAAATTACACCGCAATCTCTGCTACGGCAAACATTAAGCCAGCAGCGGGCAAACTCAAAGGTATTTTTGTTAGTGGCGCGTCGGCTACGCCCACTATTACTGTTTATGACTCGGCAGCGGCCACCACCACCAAGACGGTGTTAGCTGTGTTTACGCCAGCCGCCGCGACGTCGTATGTATTCCCGTTAGATGGGCTTTTTTGCAATAGCGGCATCTATGTGGTAATTTCGGGTACAGTCACCGCGACAGTTATTTACGAATAACTGAAGCAAACCGTACTGGTGCGTTCACCAGGGATTCTTTAGAATCGAAAAAATGTCAGAAGAAAACCTAGCGGTAGTAGAAACCGTGCCGGAACAGGCTGCAACGGCTGCACCTGAAACCGAAGTTATAGCGCCGGAAGCAGAAGCACCCAAGACATTCTCGCAAGAGGACCTTGATGCAGCTATTGGAAAACGCCTCGCAAGAGAGCAGCGAAAGTGGGAACGGGAACAAGCACAGAGGGTTGCGGAAACGCAAACCTTGAGAGCGCCGCCGGTTCAGTCTGTTGATCAATTTGAAAGTGCCGAGGCTTACGCCGACGCGCTGGCCTATCAAAAGGCTGAACAATTGCTCGCACAGCGTGAAGCGGCCAAGCAACACTCGCAAGTTCTTGAGAGTTATCACGACAAGGAAGAAGAAGCGCGGAGCAAGTACGATGACTTTGAACAAGTAGCGTACAACCCCAAACTTTCAATTACTGAAGTGATGGCAGATACGATTCGGTCTTCGGACGTTGGGCCTGAGTTAGCTTACTACCTTGGAACTAACCCCAAAGACGCAGAACGTATTTCACGATTAGCACCGCTTGCACAGGCAAAGGAAATTGGGAAGATTGAGGCCAAATTGGCATCTGATCCACCAATGAAACGTACATCATCAGCGCCAGCACCGATTTCGCCTGTCACTGCTCGATCCACTGGATCACCGGCTTATGACACTACGGACCCAAGGTCTACCAAGACCATGACGGATTCGCAGTGGATTGAAGCTGAACGGTTGCGACAACGAAAAAAGTGGGAAGCGCAAAACCGCTAACTTTTTTTAAGGACTTTTTTCATGGCTAATAGTATCCTAACCATTGATATGATTACCCGGAAGGCTCTCGAAATCCTCGAGAACAACCTGGTGATCACTCGTAACGTAAACCGTCAGTACGACGACAGCTTTGCTGTTGAAGGCGCCAAGATCGGTTCTACTCTGCGTATTCGCCTTCCTGACCGCGCTCTGGTCACTGACGGTGCCGCCCTGCAAGTACAGGACGACAACGAGCAGTACACCACTTTGTCTGTCGCCTCGCAAAAGCATATCGGCGTGAACTTCACTTCCGCTGAATTGACCATGCAGTTGGACGACTTCGCAGAGCGTGTGTTGAAGCCGCGTATTTCGCAATTGGCCTCCAGCATTGATGCTGATGTTGCCAATGCGTACAAGACTATCGGTAACACTGTCGGCACCCCTGGCACCACTCCTTCTACTTCTTTGGTGCTGTTGCAAGCCCAGCAGAAGCTGAACGAGAACGCCGCTACGATGTCGCCACGCTATGCAACGGTTAACCCCGCTGCTAACGCCGGTCTGGTCGAAGGCATGAAAGGCTTGTTCAATCCAACTGACACCGTAAGCCGCCAATTCAAAAACGGCATGATGGGCACTGGCGTGTTGGGCTACGAAGAAGTCAACATGAGCCAATCGATCAAACAGCACACCACTGGTTCGCGTGACGCGACGGCATCTACCACGGTTGGCACTACGGTGACTACCGAAGGCTCTTCCACTTTGAGTTTGTCGCAAGCCTCGGTTACCACAACCATCAAAGCCGGTGACGTGTTTACCATTGCAGCTTGCTCTGCTGTAAACCCGCAAACCCGTGAAACCACTGGTTCGCTGTTCCAGTTTGTGGCTTTGGCTGATGCAACCGCTGTCTCTGGCACTTGGACTGTGACTGTGGCTCCCATGTATTCCGCTGCTCACGCACTGGCTACCATGACTGCCCTGCCAGTATCTAGCGCTGTTGTGACTTTTGTGGGCACCGCTTCTACTGCTTACGCACAGAACTTGGTCTACCACAAGGACGCTATCACGTTTGCTACCGCTGACCTGTTGCTGCCCCAAGGCGTTGACATGGCTTCGCGTGCAGTTCATAACGGTATCAGCTTGCGCGTTGTTCGTCAGTACGACATCAATAATGACAGAATGCCTTGCCGTATTGACGTTCTGTATGGCTACAGCACCATTCGTCCACAGATGGCTTGCCGCATCTGGGGTTAATCAGTAATTCTTTTTGAAGGAAATTTATCATGGCTATTCCTAATGGTTCTGGCGGTTACCAACTCGGTGACGGCAATGTAAGTGAGATTCAATTTCAACCTCAACCAGCACCTACGACTATCGCCGCAGGTGCTGCTACGCTAACAGCGGCTCAACTGGCTACCAAGATTATTCTTGGTTCGCCAGGTTCGTCGGCTGCTGCGTACACGTTGCCAACTTGCGCTTTGATGGACGCAGCTTTCCCAAGCGTGCCTGTTAATGCAAGTTTTGATTTCAATATCATCAACGTGGATGGCTCTAGTTCTGGTGTTATCACTGTGACTACTGCTACGGGTTGGTCAATTGGTTCGTCTGGCTCGCAAGGTTTGATGACAATTGCCGCTACGGCTGGCACCTCGGCAGCTTTCCGCGCTCGCAAGACGGGTGATGCTGCTTGGTCTTTGTATCGTATGTAACCAAATGGGGCTTCGGCCCCGTTTATTAAGGAAACAATATGGCAAATTCCAAACCTGTCGGTGTCGCGTTTAGCGACCCCGAATTGACTTCTGGCACTACCGTAAGTGGTGCGGTAATTGACGGCAGCACAATTGGCGCAACAACGCCATCAACTGTTGTCGGCACTACCGTTTATGCTACAACCGAAATAGGTTACGCAGCAGCGGCTGAAGGTACTGTGACGCAGTTAACAGACAAAGGAACAGGGGTAACTCTGAACAAGTCTGCTGGCCGCATCACAATGAATAACGCAGCGCTGGCTGGTAGCGCTGCTGTGTCGTTCATTTTGACCAATAGTCTGATTTCTACCAATGACACAATCATTGTGTGTGTTTCTAGCAATACTACTGGTAGCGCAGCGGGGGCGTATACAACTTACGTTTCCTATCTGGCTGCTGGTTCTGCTTTAATCACATTGCGAAATTTGACTACGGCAACTTCATACTCTGAAGCTGTGATCATCAATTTCGCCATCATCCACGGCGCTTAATTGGAAGGGGGCCACAAGCCCCCTTTCCCCCTATGAACATTTACCTTTCCCACCCTGTGCATGGCCGCAAAGTGGCGACTATGGAACTTGAGGCTGAATACGACGAGAAAAATGGCTGGACACGATATACTCTGGATACGCCCCAAGTCACTGAGGCGGCTCCTGTAAACGCACTGGAAGTGAAGCGCCGTCGTAGAACTGAAACCGAAGGAGCCTAGTCATGGCGACATACACTGCTGGCGATCAGATTAACCGAGCGCTAAGATTGCTCGGGGTGCTAGCTGAAGGCGAAACGCCTACTTCCGCTATGTCGCAAGACGCCTTGATGGCGCTCAACCAGATGATTGATAGCTGGAACACCGAGCGGCTGTCGGTGTTTAGCACTCAAGACCAAATTTTTACCTGGCCTGCGGGTTTTATCAACCGCACTCTTGGCCCAACAGGCGACTTTGTAGGTAACCGCCCCGTCTTGCTGGACGACGCAACCTATTACCGCGACCCAAGCACCAATGTCAGTTTTGGCATAAAAATGATCAATCAGCAGCAATACGATGGAATTGCTGTCAAGACGGTAACATCCACTTATCCACAAGTGCTGTTTATCAACATGGCGTATCCCGATGTTGATATGTACATCTACCCCAAGCCAACACGTGACTTGGAATGGCACTTTATTTCGGTTGAGGAGTTAACCCAGCCCGCTGCTTTGGTAACAGAAATCCTGTTTCCGCCAGGCTATTTGCGTGCGTTTACCTACAACTTGGCCTGTGAGATTGCGCCTGAATTTGGCGTTGAGCCTAGCCCACAAGTTTCCCGTATTGCTATGACCAGCAAGCGCAACTTGAAACGCATCAACAATCCTGACGATGTGATGTCAATGCCTTACGCCATTGTGGCAACCCGCCAGCGCTTCAATATTTTTGCTGGCAATTATTGATGCAGAAATTACTAGACTGTACAGGACTGATGATGCTCACGCTTCGCAGCCAAATATGCTTGATGAGCTTCTTCAGGCGTAATGTAGTCGCCAATTCGGCGCGTCTTTTTGTTGATAGTAATGCTGGCTCTCCATTTGTTTTGAAACCAAATAACACCCATAAAACCAGATTTATTTCGTTTGTTGGGGCGGCGCACGTTTTCAGAGTTACCAGTTTCATCAACTACGCGAAGGTTAAAAATTCTGTTGTCCGATTTAATGCCGTTGATGTGGTCAATCAATCCAACAGGCCAATTACCGTGTATGTACAGCCAAGCCAACCGATGCGCTTTGTAAACTTTTTTTTGCAAGCCTATGGTTACATACCCAATCTTGTTCGTGTTGCCCGCAATATCGCCAATTTGAATGCACTTGGCAACGCGCTGTTTCCAAATAAAATGACCAGTAGCAGGGTCATATATCAAAAGATCACGAAGTTCATTTGCGGTCATGCTGGCTCTCCATTGTTAAAAACCAATATTAACGCAGGAATTATAGCATAATGGACTCGCCCATCCTCGGTGCCAGCTATGTCGCCCGCAGCGTCAATGCTGCGGACAACCGCATGGTCAATATGTACCCCGAGGCGGTGCCAGAAGGCGGTATGTCTGCGGGTTTTCTTTCCCGCGCCCCTGGCCTGCGCCGGTTGGTGGCTGTTGGCGAAGGCCCAATTCGCGGGCTGTGGGTTTTGGGTGAGTATATGTACGTGGTATCGGGCAGCAGCTTGTATCAAGCAAGTCTGTACGCAACAACTACGGCGTGGAAGCTGACATTGCTGGGCACGGTCAGCGGCACGGGCCCGGTGTCAATGTCAGACAACGGCGTGCAGCTATTTGTGGCTTGCAACCCTGACGGCTACATCTTCAATTCAACCACCAACGTATTTGCCCAAATCACCGACCCTGACTTCCCTGGCGCGGTAAAAGTTGGCTATTTGGACGGGTACTTTGTGTTTAACGAGCCAAACAGCAGCCGCGTTTGGGTAACATCTTTGCTAGATGGCCTATCCGTGGACCCGCTGGATTTTGCCAGCGCCGAGGGCGATCCTGACCAACTGGTATCGCTGATTGTTGACCACCGAGAAGCGTGGCTGTTTGGCACTAACTCTATCGAAGTCTGGTACGACGCTGGCCTACCTGACTTTCCGCTACAACGCATCCAAGGCGCTTTTAACGAGATTGGATGCTCTGCCGCATACTCGGTAGCCAAACTCGATAACGGGCTGTTCTGGCTAGGTTCTGATGCCCGTGGACGCGGTATTGTGTACAAGGCAAATGGGTACACCGGCACTAGGGTTTCTACTCATGCCGTTGAGTGGCAAATACAGCAGTACGGCGACATCTCGGACGCCATAGGCTACACCTACCAGCAAGACGGCCATGCCTTTTATGTGCTGATTTTCCCCGCCGCGCAGACCACTTGGGTGTACGACGTTGCAACGCAAGTCTGGCACGAGCGTGCTGGGTGGGATAACGGCGATTTTGTCCGTCACCGCTCCAACTGCCAAGCATCCTACAACAACGAAATCATTGTTGGGGACTTTGAAAACGGCAACATCTACGCCTTTGACATGGAAGAATACGCCGACAACGGCGACATTCAGAAGTGGCTGCGGTCTTGGCGGGCGCTGCCATCTGGCACCAACAACCTAAAACGCTCGGCCCAGCATACCTTGCAGATCAACTGCGAAACTGGCGTAGGCATTAACTCTGGCCAAGGCGACGATCCTCAGATGATCTTGCGCTGGTCAGATGACGGCGGTCATACTTGGTCCAACGAGCGTTCCATTTCGGTGGGTAAGGTGGGCGCTTATTTCCAGCGGGCTATCTACCGCCGCCTAGGCATGACTCTAAAGCTGCGCGATAGGGTCTACGAAATATCGGGCACCGACCCCGTGAAGATAGCAATCACGGGCGCACAACTTTATGTGACGCCCACCAATGCCTGAACAACAAAATATCACAAATATTCCGTCTTCGCGGGTTGAAGTTATCGACCCTCGTACCGGCATGATTTCGCGTGAGTGGTACAGGTTTTTTCTTAACCTTTTTAATTTGGCGGGCTCTGGCGGTAATCAAACTTCGCTAGACGATTTGCAAGTTGGCCCACCGCCACAACCGGCCAGCGCCAGCGGATCAGGTACAGTCACTTCGGTAGGGTTGGATTTACCGACAATCATGTCGGTGTCTGGTTCTCCAGTCACCACAAGCGGTGTGTTGACCGGCACACTAACTACGCAATCAGTAAACACTCTTTTTGCTGGGCCAAGCAGTGGGGCTGCCGCTACGCCAACTTTCCGCGCTTTAGCCACGGCGGACATCCCCGCGCTTGCTTATGTCACCTCAGTGGCGCTTTCCATGCCTTCCATCATGGAGGTTACGGGTTCGCCGGTTACATCCAGTGGTACGCTTACTAGTACGCTAACCACCCAATCGGTCAACACTTTATTTGCTGGCCCAAGCAGCGGCGCGGGCGCTACCCCAACTTTTCGCTCTCTGACAACGGCTGACATTCCTGCGTTGCCGTATGGTACTGGCTCGGTCACCTCGGTGGCTTTGTCGCTTCCGTCCATCATGTCAGTGTCTGGCTCGCCAGTCACAACCACCGGCACGCTGACCGGCACGCTTACCACCCAATCAGTCAACGCCATCTTTGCTGGACCTAGCAGCGGTGCAGCGGCTGCACCGACTTTCCGAGCGTTGACCACCACCGATATTCCTAGTCTGTCTTACGTCAGTTCCGTAGGCGCAACTGCCCCAATTACATCCACGGGCGGATTGACCCCTACTATTGGCGTCACTGCGGCTGCGTTGAACAAGACTGACGATACAAACGTCACCATGACTTTAAGTGGTTCGCCTAGCACGGCGTTAATAGCCGCAACAACTATGGCGCTTGGCTGGACGGGTCAGCTTGCCGTAAGCCGAGGCGGCACTGGCGCGGCGCTTACCACGGCCAACTTTGTTTTTGCTGGACCTACGTCAGGCTCGCCAGCAGCGCCCGCTTTTCGTGCCTTGACAACAGCAGATATTCCCAGCTTGTCTTACGTCACTTCGGTGGCTTTGGCTTTGCCTTCCATCATGTCGGTGTCCGGCTCGCCGGTCACCAGCAGCGGGACGCTGACCGGAACGCTGACCACCCAAGCTGTAAACGCCATCTTTGCCGGTCCCAGCAGCGGCGCGGCGGCAGCGCCTACTTTCCGCTCGCTGACAACGGCTGACATCCCCGCCTTGTCTTACGTCACTTCGGTGGCCGCAACTGTTCCGGCGTTCTTGTCTATTTCTGGCTCGCCCATTACCAGCAGCGGGACGCTGGCGATTTCCTACTCAGGCACGGCGTTGCCTATTCTTAACGGCGGCACCGGCCAGACCACGGCTGCGGCGGCTTTCAATGCCTTGTCGCCGGTCACCAGCACGGGCGACCTGATCATAGGCAATGGCACCAATAGCGCAACCAGGTTGGCAATTGGGGCAAATAATTACGTCCTGACGTCCAACGGCACTACGGCCACTTGGGCGGTGGCTACTGGCAGCGGCGCAACTATTACCAACGATACAGCCACATCCACCAATTTGTACCCGTTGTTTGCGGCAGCCACTTCTGGCGCGCTTGCCAACGTATATACCGGCAACGCCAACTTGCTATATAAGCCTAGCACGGGTGAGTTAACGGCCTCCGCACACGTTTCAAGCAACGGAATCCAGATAAACGCCACTACGGTGGCAACAAGCTATACAATTGCGGCGAGTAATAACGGCTTGTCAGCGGGGCCGGTGTCTGTAAGCACTGGGGTTACAGTCACGGTTTCCACTGGCTCTACTTGGGTTGTTGTATGACAGTCACCGCACGAAATCTTGTTCCTGCCAAACTCGTTGAGAATACTCAGACAACGCAGTACACCGTGCCGTCCAACATCACGGTGGTGATCATTGACAAGTTTACGGCCACCAATGTCAGCGGGTCAACGGCCACCATCAGCGTCAACCTAGTCACCGGCTCGGATACACCTGGCAACCAGAACTTGATCAACAAAAGCAAAAGTCTTGCGGCTTCTGAGACGTATACCTTCCCCGAACTGGTGGGCCAGATTCTGCCCACAACGGCGTACATTTCGACTATTGCTAGCGCGGCTAGCGCCATCAATATGCGCGTTAGCGGGAGGGAAGTGTCGTGAACGATATAGTGGGCATGGACAAGGTGCTGGCTTTGCAGGCTGAGATGCTAAAAATGCCTCAGTGCGAACTTGACACAAAGCATTACTTTCATGGCGGAATGTATTGCCGTGAAGTTTTTCGCCCAGCTACCGTGCTAATAGTTGGCGCAGTGCATAAGAAAGAGCATTTCTATTTTGTCGTATCGGGTACAGTAGCCATAACGTCTGACGACGGCGTGCAAGAGATTACAGGGCCGCATTTGTTTTTAAGCAAGCCGGGCACCAAGCGGGCGGTGTACGCCGTGACAGACGCGCTATGTATGACTTTCCATGCTCGGGCTATAAAAACTGTTGAAGAAGCTGAAGCCGAATTAGTGGTGCCGGAGCCTGACAGTATGTATAGCCCTGGCAACAAATTAAAGAATCAATCACAAGAGGTGTTGTTATGACATTCGTAGTTGCAGCAGTAGTTGGAGGTACTATTGGCGCATACGGCGCTAATAAAGCCGCCGACACACAAGCAGGCGCGGCTAGAGACGCTGCAAATATCCAAGCCCAATCTGCTCGGGAAGCGCAAACGCTTCAAAGGCAGATGTTTGACATTCAAAGAGAAGGACAAGAGCCTTTTCGCCAAGCTGGCCTTACCGGACAAAATCGTTTGCTAGAGTTATTGGGCCTTGGCGGCAACGCTGGCGCTGCTGGCTACGGAAGGTACGGACGTGATTTTGGTATGTCTGATTTCCAAGCAGACCCAGGTTACGCATTTCGTCTAGGTGAAGGCCAAAAGGCTTTGGAGCGATCTGCCGCTGCCCGTGGTGGTTTGATCTCTGGCGGCGCTTTGAAAGCTGCTACTCGGTATGGACAGGACATGGGGTCGCAAGAATACCAAAACGCCTACAACCGCTATCAAACAAACCGATCAAACCAGCTTCAACCTTTGGGTAACTTGATGGCTATGGGGCAGTCTGCTGCCTCTAATCAAGGCTCTGCTGCTGGAAATTACGGCAACGCCGGTGCTAATCTTATTACTGGAGCGGGTAACGCTGCGGCTGGCGGCATTACAGGTGCTGGTAATGCTCAAGCCGCTGGCTACATGGGTATGGGCAACACGTTAGCTGGAACCATAAACACAGGCGTAAGCGGCTACCAAAACCAACAGAACTTTACCAATTGGCTTAACAGCCAACCCAAACCTGGGTATAACTATATGTACTCAGACGCAGGCGCGGTTGGGCCACCTGTTTCCGCAATGAACCCATACCAATAAGGTAAATCATGGCTGATCTAAACGCACTTATCGCGCAAGGCTACCAGTTCCAGCCGCTGCCGGACCCGTTTGCTCAATACGGAAAGATGCAGCAGTTGCAAAACGCTGGCATACAGAACCAACTGACGCAACAACAGCTTGCGGCAGCGCAACGCGCAGAGGCGCAAACAAACACGCTTAACCAAGCGTATTCAAGCGCGGTAAACCCAGCTACG